AGATCTCATCTATTTCAGGCATGGATTTTAATAAGGCAAAAGCTTCTGGCTTAACAGCTACAATAATCTTTTTAGCTTTTAAAAGCTTAAGATAACGACAGAATTGGATCGTATCACCAATACCTTGTTCGTGATGAATAAAGATTGTTTTATCTGTTAGATCCTCACCCTTCCAAAGTTTAGGCAATTTAACTGGAGAAAAACGATTAGTCCATCTAACTTCATGGCCTTCCCAACCTTTTTCCCAATTACCTTTTAAAAGTTCAACTAAACCTCTATTAAACTTAGGATCTGGGTTATCTGGATTAGATGATATAGCTTGATCATATGTTTTAATAGACTCGTCTAGGTTCATTAATACATGTAATGCATAACCTTTATTGTTATAAGCCATCCAATCTTGTGGATTGATCTCAATCGTCTTATCGTAACATTCAACTGACTTATCAAACTGTTGTAAATTTTGATAACAAGTACCCATATTTGTATAGGCATCCTTGTATTTTGGATTAAAGACTAGTGTTCTTTTGTAGCATTCTATAGCTTTTTCATATTGATTCATCTCTTTATAACAATTGCCTTTATTATAATGAGCCTCAACAAAGTCTCTTTTGATACTTATGGCACGATCAAAATCAGCTAAAGCCAAGTCATATTGTTTGGTATCTTGGTAAACATTGCCACGATTACTATAAATAGCCGCATTCTTCCTATCATGCTTCATGGCTCTTGTAAAGTATTCTAAAGACATGGGATAGTTCTTGACTTCTGCAAATATTATGCCTATGAGCTGAAGGGCTAAAGAATAAGTTGGATGAATCTTTAAAATAGACTCACATTGAGTTAATGCTTCTTGGACTTTACCTTGTAATTTCAAGGAAAATGCTTGATTATATTGGTGTAAAACCTGCTCTGGATATGCTCTCATAGTTTGCAATATTAATAGATATTTGTTGCAATTTCAAGCATTTTATGCAAGAATATTGTATCTGGGTGATTACTCTTATCGGACTGCCCCAGCAGACAATGCAATGATTGATAAGAGGACTTTTGCATAAGGATATATTATGGCTCGTTCTACCTTTGACGGCCCGATTCTATCGGGTGATAACCGTTTTGGTCCACAACGTGATGTGGGCTACACTGACTTAGTTCAGTCTGCACTTTTAGATTTCTCAGTAACAACTCCAAACATAGCTAATTACGGTGGTGGTTCTGGTGCATTTGTTACATCAAGCAACATTCCAAATAACACAGCTACAATCTGGACTCCACAATCTGGTGTTTATAGCACCAATGGTCCAACTAAAGCTTCTGCTCCTACAGCTGATGCTACTGGTACTGCTTATCGTGGTGTTGTATTCTTATTACCATACTCATCAAATATTACTGACATCATTGTTGATGTTGGTACATTACCTTCAGATGGTACACACACAGCTACATCTATTCAACCATATGTTTCAAATAACTTTGCTACATCAACTGGCGTTTACGCTACTATGGCTGCTGTAACTTCAGCAACTCGTGGTACTGCAACATTTGTTGGTACACAATTAACATACTCTGGTGCAACATTACAAGATGTACAAAATATTCAACCTGGTCAACAACCTTCATGGTTTAGCCAAGTTGTTGTTACATTAGCAATTACTGGTTCTAGTTTAGCTACACCAACAACAGGTCAAATTGAAGTAACAGTTCGTTATAACCAACTTGACATGAACATTGGTAATTCTACAACATACCCATACGGTAACTTTGATTAATTAATCTTGGTGGGGGATTCGTCCCCCATTCTTTAACTTTAGGAGATTAATCATGGTATATCCAGTACCAAAAACAAATAATGTTGTAAACTCAATTACACGTCAGGCTAAATATGAGCCATTTGACTTACAAGTAGCTCGTGGTCAAGTATATGGTCATTCAAATGTTAATATATTTGGTTACAATACAGCTATTTCTTCAACCACAACAGCACAAAATGCAACGATTGCTATATGGGAAAATGCAACAGCATATACTTTCCCAGCTTCTGCAGCTAATTTAGTTTTAGTCAGTTCATCTGCTTCTGATAATACAAAAGCAGCTATTTCTATTTCTGGGTTAGATGCAAACTTTAATCCTATATCAGAAATTATATTGTTAAATGGTACTTCTTCTGTTACAACTATTAATAGTTATTACAGAGTGAATAGCATGACCATGGTTGTTCCAGGCACTAGCCAAGTCACTAATGTAGGAACAATCACAGCATCACAAGGATCTAATATTGTTGCACAAATTAATCCTGGTATTGGTAAAACACAAGCTGCTATTTATACTGTTCCTGCAGGATATAGTTATTATTTATATCAAGTTGAAATTAATACTGACAATGGATACACTGGTAGTCAAATGTATTACAATGTATTGTCTAAAAATAATAATACTGGCGTTCAATTTGATGTATTACAACAAGCATTTACTTCAGTATTTACTATTGATAGATCAAGTACACCATTCTTTTATCCAGAAAAATCAGACATTATTTGGCAAATAGGAACCAATAATAGTAGCAATGTTCAAGTTGGTGCTGTTATTAATGGTAAACTTATCAAAAACAATCCTGATGCTGGCAATACATTCCCAGGATACTTTTAATCATGTCAGCTAACGATATCATGTTGGCATGGAACTTTATCCTGTCAGTCACTGTTGGTATTGTTGGTTTTATTGTTAAAGACAAGTTTGATGAGTTACAAAGAATAAGCATTTTACTTAATCGTACTCGTGAAGAAATTGCACGAGACAATGTAACTCAAGCTGAATTAGATAGAATTGTATCCCACTTAGATGGTAGATTCTCTAAATTAGAAAGTAAGATTGACGAACTAATCAGACAACATCATGCCCAGTAAATCAGCAAAACAACATAGACTCATGGAAGCAGTGGCTCATAATAAAGCCTTTGCTAAAAAAGTAGGTATTCCCCAATCTGTAGGTAAAGACTTTGCCGAAGCTGACAAAGGTAAGAAATTTAAATATGGCGGCCTTTATGCAAACATTCACGCTAAACAGGAGCGTATAGCTCACGGTAGTGGTGAACATATGCGTAAACCAGGAGCTAAAGGTGCTCCAACTGCTAAAGCATTTAAAGAATCTGCCAAGACAGCTAAGATGAAAAAAGGTGGAGTTTCATTATCCGTAGGACGTGGTGAGAAATTACCAGTGTCCAAAGGTGCTGGACTTACAGCTAAAGGTCGTGCTAAATACAATAGGGAAACTGGTAGTCATTTAAAAGCTCCTCAACCACAAGGCGGCTCACGTAAAAAGTCATTTTGTGCTAGAATGAGTGGAATGCCTGGTCCTATGAAAGATGAAAAAGGCAGACCAACACGTAAAGCAGCATCCTTAAAAAGATGGAATTGTAATTAAATTTAAAAGGTAAATAACATGGCAAAAATGAAAACAAAAGTAGTACCAATCCCAGTTCCTGTAAGAACTCCTATGCGTACACCTGCAATGGCATCCCCAGTGCCAGCACAAGCATCTCCAGTGCCTGGTGTGCCTCCAGTTGGTATAGGTGGTCCAGGTGGTGTTGGTATGAAACACGGAGGAAAAACAATGAAAAAAATGGCTAAAGGTGGACCAACAGAAGATCCAGCAATTGAAGCAGGCGAAAGACCATTAAAACATGGTGAACACGCTGTTCAAAAATCTGGTCATACTCGTGGAATGAATCTTAAGCACGGTGGTAAAGTTCATAAACACGCAGAAGGTGGTAAAACTAAAATGTTTAAAGAAAAAGAAACAATGGGTCCTAAATCAATGTCAGAAGATGTTGAAAAAGGTTCTAACAAATTAACAAAACACGGTGAATCAGCAGTTCAAAAACGTGGTCATACAAAAGGTCACAACTTGGGTGATTCTGGTAAAACAGTTGCTCCTAAAGATGTAAAACCTATGCGTAAAGGTGGCTATGCTAAAGTTGCTGATGGTATTGCTAAACGTGGTCACACAAAAGGTAAATACTGTTAATCATGGCATCAGATATTAAACCTGTTCCAATAGTTAAAGCTGGTGATATGTCACCAGAAACTAAAGCATTACCTACTCAAACTCATCCAGTACCAAAAGGTGTTGGTGAGGTTGATATGGGACCTGTAGTTAAAAAAGCTAAAGGTGGTAAGGTTAGAGGTCATGGTATTGAAAAACGTGGTATAACAAAAGGTAAATTTATTTAAGGAGCAATATATGAAACACGGTCACAAACATCATCACGAACACGTAGCAGACCATATGAAGCATCACGATGGTCATCACGCACATGGCGGTCATATTCATCACCATGAACACGTTGAAAAACACTTAAAACACCACGATGGCGGTATGCATGGTCACAAACATCACCATGAAATCGTTGAAAAAATGTGTGGTGGCGGTCACGCTAAGTAATAATGAGAGCTTCTCGTGGTATGGGTGATATAAAGCCCTCCAAAATGCCAACTCGACCTAAAACAATCATCAGAAAAGATGATCCTAACAAGGTTTATGAGTACAAAAATGGTGGAGACACTCAAAATTGGATCGCTGGAGCAATAAAACACCCAGGTAGTTTGCGTAAATCGCTAAAAGTTAAGGCTGGAGAGAAGATTCCAGCTAAAAAATTAGCGTCTGCCGCAAAAAAACCAGGAAAAATTGGTCAAAAATCTAGATTGGCTATTACATTAAGTAAAATGAAGAAGAAATAATGGCATATACCACTGGCAGTACCGCTTTTAATTTAAACATGAATGATTTAGTGGAAGAAGCCTTTGAGCGTTGTGGGTTAGAACTAAGAACTGGTTACGATTTTAGGACTGCTCAACGCAGTCTTAACATTTTAACGATTGAATGGGCTAATCGTGGCATTAATTTGTGGACTGTTGAAGAAGGTCAGATACCTTTAGTAACAGGACAGATATCATACCCACTTCCTGTAGATACCATTGATCTTTTAAGTCATGTTGTACGTCAAGGTACGTTGCAAAATCAAATAGATATCAATATTTCCCGCATATCTGAAGATACATACTCAACAATTCCTAATAAACTAGCTGTTGGCCGTCCAATTCAAGTTTGGATCAATAGACAATCTGGCAATACTAACCCATCTGCAAATAAAGATTACCTTGTAGGTAATGGATCTAACGGCAATGGAGGCATTAGTGCAACAGATACGAACATTCAAATTGGTCCTAACATTTCAGACTTAGCAGCCACAGGTTTTATACAATTTGACAATGAAATCATTTATTATCCTAACGTTGATAC